AGATTATTTTGAAATGCCAGAAATTGGAGATTTAAGAAAAAAAGAGAATAAAGATTTAAGAGATTCACTTGCAAAAAAAGCTGGTAATAAAAAAATTATTACACACGATGAAAAAGAAATTATCTCTGGTCTTTTAGAGAATTTTAATAAAAATGAACTTGCAAAATATTATTGTAAGGGTGAAGTAGAATTATCTCACTACACTACATTTAATGATGTTGATGTTAGGGTTCGCCCAGATGTAAAAAGTGATATTTGGATAAGTGATGTTAAAACTTGTCAAAAATCTTCCAAGTGGGCTTTTAAAAATGATGTGTATAAATATTCTTATCATCTACAGGCGACTTTTTATTGTGATGTGCTTGGAGTTGACCCAAAGAGCTTTCGATTTATTGCCTGTGAAACTAATTATCCCTATTATGTAGAAGTTTATGCTTTAAGTGATTCCGATATAGAAAAAGGAAGAATAGCATATAAGTCAGCTTTAAATGATTGGAAATTATATTTAGAGACAGGAATAGAAACAGGTTATAAGTCAGATAATTATGCCGAAGATGGCGCTTTAGTATTATGAAAGAACTTACACTAATAAAAAAAGAAGTTGAAAAGCATTTTGGGGTTGATATTATGACACCTACAAGAAGAAGACAAATAACCGATGCAAGGGGATTCTTTTATAAATGTTCAAGAGATTTATTAAAAAGAACTTCATATCCAGAACTTGGAGATTATGTTGGTAGAACTCACGCTACTGTAATAAATGGTTATAATCAAATAAACAATATTATAGAGTATGACCAGAAATACAAAAAAGATTATATAACTTTAAGGAGAAAATGTATTAAAAGACTTAAAATGGGAAATCCTTTTGAGAAGTATTTAACTAAAGAAGATAAATTACAGAAACAAGTAATGGATTATGTTGAGAAACAATATCCTGGCGTTTACTGTATTCACTGCGCTAATGAAGGCAAAAGAAGTCATTTTGAGCGTTATAAATTTAAGTACCTTGGAGGCAAAGCTGGAGTTCCTGATGTTTTAATATTTAAGAAAAACGAATTTAAGTGTGGTTTAGCGATAGAACTCAAGGTTGGGTATAACAAACCTACCAAAAACCAATTAGATGCGTTAGAGGCACTCGAAAATGCGAATTGGGAGGCAACTTGGGTCAATACATTTGACAAAGCAAAAGAAGTTATAGATAAATATATGAGTTATGCGTAATTCAAAAATGGTTTTTTGGTCAGAATCAAAGCAAAGAATTAGATTTACAACTAATCTAACTTTTGATGATTTTAACGCTTATAGCTATATAGGCAGACTTACAGAACCAGAATTTGAAATATTACTTGAAGCATTGTTTTTTATATATGAGGACAATGAGATTTCAGTAGAAGCAGTTCAGGACTTATTTGATGAATTAAAAATATTCTTGGTGAGATTTAAACAATTAAAGGATTCAAGTTTATATGAGTAACTATATAAAGATTCCAGATTTTGTTAGATACAATCAGAATCTTAAGGCAAGTTCAAAATTAATGTTTGGAGAAATTTGGGCTTTAACAAGTAAAGAAGGATATTGTTTTGCCACCAATAGTTATTTTGCAAATGTCTATGGATTATCAAAAACAACTATATCGGATTGCATTAGTCAGCTACACGATGAAAAGCTAATTCAGATTAATTATGTTAGTGGTTCAAGGCAAATATCTTTACCAAAAACCCTTTCAAGAAAACTTGAAGCCCCTTCAAGAAAATTTGAAACCCCCCTTCAAGAAAACTTGAAACATAATAATAATAATAGTAATAATATAATATATAATAATAATAATAGTGTCAAGTCTAAAAAAGACTTTCCACAACTTGTTATTGATAGCTATGAACCTCTTTGTAGTTTGTTTCCAAAAAAAGCTATTCCAAAGACAAAAGCTCAAAAAAATTCTTGGCTTGATTGTATAGATAAACTCGACAGAATTGATGGATATAATCCAAGGAAAGTATATTTTATTTGTAAGAAAGTAAGACAAGATGATTTCTGGAAAGATAATTTTCTTTCAATACTTAAGCTTCGTAAAAATGACAATTCAGGAGTTAAGTACATTGTTAAGTTTGAACAAAGGTTTGCAAAAGAAATAAATGAATTAGAATTATGATAAATTTATATAACATAGACTGTATGGAGGCTATGAAAGATATGGATGACAACCAATATGATTTAGCTATTGTTGACCCACCTTATGGTTTAGAAAGATTTAAAAGAAACGATGGGGGTACTTCACGAATATTTACATTTGGTGATAAGGATAAAAATTGGAATGATGTAAAGCCTACACAAGAATATTTTGATGAATTGTTTAGAGTTTCTAAATATCAAATTATTTGGGGTGGTAATAATTTTGATTTACCTGTGAGTGAATATTTTTTATGTTGGAATAAAGAACAACCATTACCTAATTTTGCTACATTAGAATATGCTTGGGTTAGTAATAATTTAAGAAAACCTGCAAAACTATTTACTTATAATATTTTTAAGGTACAAAAAGAACACAGGAAAAGTGGAGGTAAAATACATCCTACACAAAAACCAGTTAAACTTTATGAATGGCTACTTATTAATTATGCTAAAGAGGGTGATAAAATATTAGATACTCATTTAGGTTCAGGTTCAATAGCAATAGCTTGTCATAATTTAGGGTATGATTTAGATGCTTATGAGATAGACAAAGAATACTATGAAGCAACTATGAAAAGATTTAATAATCACACATCACAAAAACAACTTTGGATTTAATAATACTTGATATATTAGAAAATAAACTTATGACAATAAAACAAGTCCACAGATTTGAAAAGATTTTAGTTGAAAAACTAAATAAAGAAGGATGGAATTTAAAATGGACTGGTGGAAAATATGAACACTATGATGCAAAAGGATACACCAAAAGAAAAAATAAGTGTGTTGTAGAAATGAAATTTAGAAAAGATTATTATGAGGAAAAACTTCTTGAAAAGTTTAAATATGATAAATTAATGCAACTTGATAAAGATATTGTAAAAATTTATTTAGTGATTGACCCTAAAGCTATGTATATTTTTTGGCTTGATAATATTAACTTATCAGATGTAAAACATTTAGATTGTCCTCAAACAACGTTATGGGAAAATAAAATGCAAAAAAAAGAAGTTTATTTATTAAATGAAAACATTGCTTCTTATATTGAAAAAGATTATAATTATAATACTTTAATTTAAACAAAAGAGAATGGATAAATTTATTGAATTTGGTATTGATACCAAAGGGAGAACTGGCGACTTAAAACTTACCTGCCCTAAATGTTCGCCAACAAGAAAAAACAAGGAAGATAAATGTTTGTCTGTAAACACTGATAAAGGATTATTTAATTGTCATCATTGTAATTGGTCTGGTAATGTTAATCTTACCAAAAAGAAAGAATATATAAAACCTCCTAAAGTTAATCTGGAAATATCAGATAGAATGTTAAAATGGTTTTCTAAAAGAGGAATATCTGAAACAACAATATCAAATTGGAAAATAGGAGAATCTAAAGAATACTTTCCACAAATAGAAAAAAGAAGAACAGCTATTAATTTTAATTATTATCGTGAAGGCGAACTTGTTAATGTAAAATATAGAGATGGTGAAAAGAATTTTAAGCTTGTAAAAGATGCAGAGTTAATCTTCTATGGACTTGATAATATAAAAGAAATGGAAACTATCTACATTACTGAAGGTGAAATGGATGCTTTATCGCTTCACGAAGCTGGTCTTTATTCTGTTTGTAGTGTTCCAAATGGAGCTTCTAAAGGCAATCAAAGACTTGATTATTTAGATAATTGTTATAAGTATTTTGAATCCAAAGAGTGCATTGTTCTTTGTACTGATAACGACCAAGCTGGACTACAACTGCGAGATGAACTTGCAAGAAGATTTGGACAACATAGATGTAAATATGTTGAATTTGGCGATTTTAAAGATGCTAATGAAATATTAGTAGAAAAAGGTAGTTCCGAGTTAAGAGAAGTAATTAATAATGCTAAATCATTTCCAGTTGAAGGGATAGTAAACATCGATGATATTTGGGATAATGTTTTAAACTTTAATGACAATGGGATTAAAAATTATGATATAAAAATTGGTGATTCAAGAGAGTATTTTAATATATCAATGGGCGAATGGACAGTTTGCACAGGAATTCCTAACGCTGGTAAATCTGATTGGATAGACCAAGTTTGTGTTAACCTATCAACAAATCAAAACTTTAGAATTGGAATGTTTACTCCAGAGTCTTATCCTTATGAGGCTCATATTAAAAGAATCGCTAATAAGCTTAATGAAAAAGATTGTGATAATGAAACTTTAAATGCCACTAAAGACTTTATTAAAGAGCATTTTTACTTTGTTAAAATAGATTTAGAGAACCTAACACTAAAAGCAATTCTTGATAAATTTAGACAACTTGTATTTTCTCACGGAATAAATATTTGTGTCATTGACCCCTGGAATATGTTAGACCACTCGGCACAAAAAGATTTTACTTATGTAGGTAAATTATTAAGTGAAATAACACAGTTCTGCCAACAAACTAAAACACATT